ACAGCCAGAGGCAATTGTTTTTGATGGAGTACTAGATCCAACATACAGTGACAGTCCATTACGTCAGACAGTATCTGTTAATATACAAGGCATTCCTCATGGTATGACTATTATAGGTTCAGATGAGTATGTTGGTATTGGGGATTATACTCAAGAATATATTGAGGGAAGACTTAGATCATATCTAGGAGAAGACATTGGTAAAACATTAAGGGCTTTATATCCTAAAACTCTTGAGGAAGATCCAACAGGCCCAGGAACTATTTTAACTAATATGATTAGTACTCTTGGGATTAAGAGTAGTTCAACATGTAGCTGCCGAAGACATGCTCTACAGATGAATGAACAAGGACCAGAATGGTGCAAGAATAATATGAGCACTATCTTGGAATGGTTGAAAGATGAAAGCTCCAAGAGAAATCTTCCGTTTATTGAAACAGTAGCAAAGATGATGGTTAATAGGGCCATATCTCAATCTGTTAAAAAGACAGAAGCACTGATGAATGTCTCGTAACAATGAGTTTGATAGTGCTTGGTTAGATCTTGGAGATACATCGTTAATTCAGATTGATCGAAACATAATGATCAATCGAATAGAAAAAGACATAGAAAATCCAGATCTACATCTTCTTAGAATATTAAGAGATCCTAAATACGTAGGGTCAACTTGCAAACTGCTATTTGACATAGAGTTACATCCTATGCAAGTAGCAATATTGCAAGAGTTTTGGATAAGACCATTCCCTATGTATATAGCAAGCAGAGGTTGGGGAAAGAGTTTTCTTTTAGCTCTGTATTCTGTGTTAAAGTGTTTATTTAGCCCGGGCACTAAAATAGTTATCGTTGGATCAGGTTTTAGACAGAGTAAAATTATTTTTGAATACATGGAAACTATCTGGAGAAATAGCTCTATTCTCAGAAGTATATTTACTGGAAATAGTGATGGACCAAGAAGAGATGTTGATAGATGTACGATGAGATTGGGCGATAGTTGGGCTATAGCTATTCCTCTTGGTGATGGTAGTAAGATCAGAGGACTTCGAGCGCACATTATTATAGCGGATGAATTTGCATCCATTAGCTCAGATATATATGAAACTGTTGTATCTGGATTTGCTGCTGTTAGTGCGAGTCCAATTCAGAACGTAAAAGAACAAGCTAAGAAAAAGGCCATGAGAGACAAAGGCTTGTGGAACGATGAATTAGAAGCTCTTAATACTAGAATGGGTAATCAAGCTATTATCTCAGGAACAGCAGATTATGGGTTTAAGCATTTTGCAGCCTATTGGAAAAGATATAAAGCTATAATAGAGAGTCAGGGTAATGTTAGGATATTAGAAGATATATTTCAGGGCGAAGTTCCTCCAAACTTTAATTGGCAAGATTATTCTATAATAAGAATCCCCTATGAATTAATACCAAAGGGATTTATGGATGATAGACAAGTATCTAGGGCGAAGGTTACTATTCATACTGCTATTTATAATATGGAGTATGCTGCATGTTTTATTAATGATAGTGCTGGATTCTTTAAAAGATCTTTAATAGAGAGTTGTGTTACGAATGATTCAACTCCAATATCTGTGGGTGGAAAAGAAATTAGTTTTGATGCTGTTACTCAGGGTAATTTAAGTTGTAAATATATTTATGGGATAGATCCAGCTTCAGAACAAGATAATTTTAGTATAGTCATTTTAGAAATTCATGATAACCATCACAGGTTAGTATATTGCTGGACAACAAATAGGAATAATTTTAAAGATAGACAAAAGATAGGCCTGGTTAATGAGCATGATTTTTATGGATTCTGTGCTAGAAAAATAAGAAATTTAATGAAGGTATTTCCTCCAGCAAGATTAGGAATGGATGCTCAGGGTGGAGGAGTAGCTATTGAAGAGGCTCTACATGATCCATCAAGATTAGAAAATGGGGAAAATCTTATATGGCCGATCATAGAGGAAAATAAGAGAAAAGAAACTGATGACCAAGCTGGTTTACATATATTGGAGCTTGTACAGTTTGCTAAAGCAGAATGGACGGCCCAAGCTAATCACGGATTAAGAAAAGATCTAGAGGATAAAATTTTATTGTTTCCAAGATTCGATAATCTCACTCTGGGTCTAGCTTTGGATAGAGAAGGTAAAGATATCATGTCCACTGATCTAAATCGAGTCTACGACAGTCTTAGCGAATGTGTTCTAGAGATAGAAGAGCTAAAAAATGAATTAACAACTATTGTAATGAGTCAAACTAGTTCATCCGCAAATTCAAGAGATAGGTGGGATACTCCAGAGATAAAGATGCCAAATGGGAAAAAGGGTAGACTTAGAAAAGATAGATATAGTTCTTTAATAATAGCTAATATGATAGCTAGACAAATGCAGAGAATTTTTCAACCCCTAACATATGATGTGGTAGGAGGAAATGCTAGAAATATGACCAAGAATTCAGGAGATATGTATCGTGGACCAGAATGGTTCACTTCTGGAGCAAACGATGATATTTACAAGGGAATATATCGATAGATAGTGTATAGTTACATATTGATTGCATTCCTATTGTAATTGGAATACCTATGACTAAAAAATATCCAAAAAGCGAAGCAAACCAAGATTCTACCATAATCGGCCAAGAAGCCTATGTTACATGGGGCGAAGACTTGGAAAGCAAGAAGATTGCCCTTCATACTTCCTCAGAGTCTTTGGAGGAGTATGTTGGCATACAAAAATCAACAGGTTCAGCAGCAAGACGACACGGTTTTGATTACTCTAATCTTGACGGCACTGGAACTTCGGGAAGACCAGGATTAACAAGGGACGATTACGATTTTTTCAGACCAGACGAAGCTGTTCCTAGAGGAAATATTAAGGCTATCCTGCGCAGAGCAGAAGATATTTATCAGAGAATCGGCTTGGTTAAAAATGTTATTGATCTTATGGGAGATTTTGCTGCTCAGGGTGTCAGGATTGTTCATAAGAATAAAAGGATAGAGAGATTTTATAGACAGTGGTTCAAGAAGATTGGGGGGAAAGATAGGAGTGAGAGATTTTTAAATAATTTATATAAGGTGGGAAATGTTGTAATTAACAAACAAACTGGGAAAATTAGTGTAAAGGTTGCTGAAAAACTATATAGATCTGCTTCTGCTCCTAATTTTGATATTGCTGATTTAAATAGTATTAAGTTGGAAAAAAGAGAAATACCTTGGCGATATACTTTTATGGATCCTGTGTTTGTTGAGGTTGCTGGAGGACCATTATCTTCATTTGTAGAAAAAAAGCAGTATCAACTTATTCTACCAGCTAGTCTTAGAAGAATCATAAATGCTCCAAAGAATGAAGCAGAAGCCTTGGTAGTTAGTGGTCTGCCAGCAGAAATTGTCGAAGCGGCCCAAAAGAAGAAATCCTATCCTTTGGATCCTGAAAAGACAATGGTTTTTCATTATAAGAAAGATGATTGGCAGGCTTGGGCATTTCCTATGATGTATGCTATCATGGATGATATCAATGTTATAGAAAAGCTGAAACTCGCGGATATGGCAGCTTTAGATGGAGCTATATCAAATATTAGAATATTTAAACTAGGGAGCCTAGAACACAAAATAGCCCCTACAAAAGCAGCAACGGCGAAGTTAGCTCAAATACTTGGAAATAATGTTGGGGGAGGAACAATGGATCTTGTGTGGGGTCCAGATATAGAGCTTCTTGAATCAAAAACCAATGTTCATCAATTCTTGGGCGAAGGAAAATACATTCCCCACTTGAACGCTATTTATGCTGGTCTAGGTATTCCACCAACCTTAACAGGTACTTTCGGAGCTAGTGGAACAACAAACAATTTTATAAGCCTTAAAACACTGACCCAAAGACTTCAGTACGGCAGAGACATACTAGTTAGTTTCTGGGAAAAGGAACTAGAATTAGTCCAACAAGCTATGGGATTTCAATATCCTGGAAAAATTGAGTTTGACAGAATGGATTTATCCAATGAAGACTCAGAAAAGGCTTTACTCATTCAGCTAGCTGATAGAAACTTAGTATCTGATGAGCTAATACAAACAAGATTTGGATTTGATCCAGATATGGAGAAATACAGACTGAACAGAGAATTCCGAGACAGAAAAACAAGCAGAATGGTAGATAAAGCTGGGCCTTGGTTTGATCCTCAGTTTGAGAACTCTTTGAAAAAAATGTCTCTGCAATTGGGGATAGTGGCTCCTAGTCAAGTAGGACTTGATCTTCCCAAAAAGAAACCCGGAGAAAAAACATCCCTTGAGATGAAAGCAGCAACAGCACCACAACCAACGAAGTTGGCAAACGATCCGTCATCGGATTCGTTGCCGAAAGAATCTGGCGACGGAAGGCCTAAACTATCAAAAGATAAGAAAAAGCGAGCGCCCAAGACCTTTATACCCAGAACAGGGGCCAAGATGTTAATGTGGGCGACATCAGCTCAGAATAAAATAGGGGAGATTATGAACCCACTAATGTTAGAATTCTATAATAAGAAAAATTTAAGAAGTTTAACTAGTGCAGAGTCCCAAGAGCTAGAACAGGTTAAAACCAATATTCTTCTTAATCTTATCCCTTACTGCACCATTGGGAGTTCTCAAGTAGTGGAATCTTTTCACAACATGGAGACTAATAGCAAGATAGTCTCTAAATTTTATATTTGGCTAAAAGCTATTCAGGGAGATCTGGGTAGACAACTATCCGTTAGTGAGAATGAGCAAGCAAAAGCTTCTTTCTATTGTCTGGTGTATGATGAGGCAGGTAATTAAACATAAGGGTTAATCATTATGCATATATTTGACCAAGAAAAAATAGATGGGTTAGAGGCCCAGTTATCCTCTTCTGCCTCAATATCTTATGCTTGTATAGCAGAGCCAATAGAGCATAAATCTGAAGATATTAAAAAAAATATTCATAGTCTAGCATCTTTCAGTGATGATGATCTGTATTATGTGCAGTCTATACTTGTTAGTTCTAGTTGGAATAAAAATGACGATATCTTTGATAAAAAAGAAGTCTGGATAGCAAAAAATACTCCAGAAGACAAACCCACTAATTTAGAACATGATGAGAATATAATAATAGGACACATCACATCAAATTGGCCTATTACAGAGGAAGGTATTCTTATAGATGAAAATACCGAAGTGGAAGATCTACCAGAAAAATATCATATATTAACAGGATCAGTAATATATAAATCTTTTAC